GGTTAGTTGCACAAGATTATTTTAAAGAAATGACTGATAATGATGTAAGAAAGAGAATATATGAAGAGCAAAAGAACCAGATAGAACAAGACATGGCACCATTTGGTTTTATCGCTGATGGGTTAGATGATAATGTTTTTGTTGACAATGAGGGTGATAGATGGTATGCTGATGAGTATGGGGATAGATCCTATATGTGGGATTACAGGTAAGATGAAAGAAACTAAAAACATGATCACCGTATACGAAGAACACATCAAAGATTTAGAGAAAGAAAATAGAAGTTTAAAAATGCAAGTTGATTTTCTTAAAGAACAGTTAGAATATAAAACATTCGGAAAACCTAAAATAAACCAAAGAAGTTAATGGAATTCGATGACCAGTTAAAACTTGGACATCTACTACTTAATGATAGAAAGTGTCGGGTTTGTGGTGAAGAAAAAAATTTAATCGAAGGATTCTACAGGTCTAGAAAAGGAAGAGGTGCCACAGCTTCATCATATTCATATGAATGTAAAGTGTGTACTATCAAGAGAATTGTTCAAAATAGAAAGAAAAGAGCACCCTTTGTTGACTGGCAGTACCCTGATTGGTAGTGTTCATGTAATGTTTCCCCAATCAAAAAGGTCATTTTAATAAATAATTTTAACATATTTCGAGATTCGGAGAATAAAAGATGCCAGTAAATTTAGCATCTCCTGGAATTGTAGTTAGAGAAGTTGATTTAACCATTGGTAGAGTCGATTCTGCTACTGACAAGAATGCTGCAATTGTAGGACCTTTTGAAAAAGGACCTGTTAACATCCCAATAATAATTGAGAGTGAGCAGGATTTGATTGATAATTTTGGTAAACCATACAATACAGACGATCAAGTTGAATACTGGATGGTAGCATCATCATACTTAGCATATGGTGGACAGTTAAGTGTTGTTAGAGCAGCAGATACTAACTTAAACAATGCTACTGACGATGCTGGCACTGTGGTTATTAATAGTGTAGATGATTATATTAACAAAGGATATGATGAAAGTACTTTAGCAGGAACAGTCGTTGCATCAAGAAATCCTGGTTCATGGGCAAATGGATTAAAAGTTGCCATTATAGATGGCAAAGTAGATCAGGTGTTGGGAATAACAACTACGACACTTCAAGTTGGAATGGGAATTACTCAAGCAGTACCTGCAAATACAATAAAACCTGGTGCGGGAACAACCTCAGTTCTTGATGGGGAGTACAAAGGTATTATTACAGAAATAGGAACTGGTACAATAGGAGTTAAATTCCTATCACATACACCAGCAGGTGGAACTGAAAGTGAATTTGATTATGAATCATCTGGAGTTTACAAATTTAGCACAACTGGAAATGTCGCTATTCATACAGCAGGACAAGCATCTTCATTTGCTTCAAGATCAGTATCATCAACAGCAGATTGGTTTGATACTCAAACAATCACAACTACAAATGGAGATCCAATTAGTTGGAATCAAGTCGCAGAAAGACCAGGAACTTCAGCATACGCAGCAGCAAGAAACTCAAGATTTGATGAGGTACATGTTGTTGTAATTGATGATGATGGAGATATAACTGGAAATGCAGGAACGATTCTTGAAAAGAATTTAAATCTTTCAAAAGCAAAAGACGCTGAGTTTTCTGCAGGATCTTCTTCATACTGGAGAAAGTTCATATTAAACTCATCTAGCAATATTTTTGCATTAAGTGGACCTACTGGTGCTGTAAATACTGCATTTAAGAGCACTGGAACTGGATTTGACTCTGAGACAGACATTGCTTGGGATCAAAATACACAGAACATCAAATTTGCTGCAAATGGTAATATTGGATATTCTTTATCTGGTGGTTTAAATTACGGTGGAAAAGCTGGTATAACATCTACTGGTGCTCTAACAGCAACTTTAGGTAATCTAACCAGTGGTTATGGTTTATTTGAAAATGTTGAAGAGTTTGATATTGATTTCTTATTAATGGGATCAGGATCACATCCAACCTCTACAGCACAAGCATTAGCGAACAAGTTAATCTCCGTTGCTGAAATTAGAAAAGATGCTGTGGCATTCATATCACCTAATAAAACATCATTTATAACAGGTGCTGGAACTGATTCTGCAACAATATCATCTGCTGCGGATATTACAAATAATGTGTTGGAGTTCTATGCTCCAATTACATCATCAACATATGCTGTACTGGACAGTGGATACAAGTATATGTTTGATAGATTTGGAAATACCTTCAGGTATGTCCCATTAAATGGTGATATTGCAGGAACATGTGCAAGAAATGATATCAATAACTTCCCTTGGTTCTCACCAGCAGGGACAGCAAGAGGTGCTATCTTGAACGCAGTTAAACTTGGATACAATCCAAGTCAAGCACAAAGAGATAAACTCTATACAAATAGAATTAATCCAGTGATCTTCTCACCAGGAGCAGGAATTGTTCTATTCGGTGACAAAACTGCATTTGGAAAAGCATCGGCATTTGATCGGATTAATGTTCGTAGGTTATTCATCTTCATCGAAGATGCTATCGAAGCAGCAGCAAAAGATCAATTGTTCGAATTCAACGATGAGATCACAAGGACTAACTTTGTGAACATTGTTGAACCTTTCTTACGTGATGTTCAGGCGAAGAGAGGTATTCAGGATTTCAGAGTTGTTTGTGATGAGACAAATAACACTGCATCTGTTATAGATAATAATGAGTTTGTAGCAGACATCTTTATCAAACCTGCAAGATCAATTAACTTCATTGGTCTTACATTTGTCGCCACTAGAACTGGCATCTCATTTGAAGAAGTAATCGGTACAGTCTAACTAAAGGTATAGAAAACTATGGCAACCCAATTTAATAAACCACCATTAAGAACTATCACTGGGTTTAAGAGCAAATTAGCTGGTGGTGGAACTAGACCGAATTTGTTTGAGGTGGAAATTGCTTTTCCTAATGAAACAGCAATTGATAATGACACTAAAGAAAAATCAAGATTCATGATAAAGGCAGCTGCCTTACCTGCTTCAAACATCACACCAATTGATGTTAACTTTAGAGGTAGGATTTTAAAAATCGCAGGTGATAGAACATTCGACACATGGACAGTTACTGTTCTAAATGATGTTGACTTCTCAATTCGTTCTGCTTTTGAAAAATGGATGAATCTTATCAATAAGATGGAAGATAACACAGGAGAACAAGATCCTGCAATTTATCAACCAGATGCTTATGTTCACCAATTAGATCGTGATGGTTCGACACTTAGAACTTATAAGTTCCATGATGTATTCCCAACTCAGGTAAGTCAGATAGATCTTTCTTATGAAACTACTGATGCTATTGAAGAATTTACAGTTGAATTCCAAGTTCAGTGGTGGGAAGCACTCAAAGGTGTAGGTGCTAACGCTGGCGGTGAAGATATTAACTAAAATGGCTAAATAGTGCTATAATAAAGAAAAGAAAAAAATTATACGATGGCAAAACTTTTTGGTTTCTCTATTGATGACTCGGATAGCAAACCCGATTCAGTGGTCTCACCCGTTCCTCAGAATAATGAGGACGGGTCTGATTATTATATTCAATCTGGTTTTTACGGTCAATATGTAGATATTGAAGGAGTATTCAGAACCGAATATGATCTAATCAAAAGATATAGAGAAATGTCACTACATCCAGAATGTGATGGTGCAGTAGAAGACGTTGTAAACGAAGCAATTGTTAGTGACTTATACGATTCTCCAGTTGAAATTGAATTATCAAATGTAAATGCGAGCGATAAAGTCAAAGACACCATAAGAAAAGAATTTAAAGGTATCAAAGAAATGATGGACTTTGATAAAAAGTCCCATGAAATTTTTAGAAATTGGTATGTTGATGGTAGATTATTTTATTTAAAGGTAATTGATACTAAAAAACCTGAAGATGGTATTCAAGAGATCAGATATATTGATCCAATGAAGATGAAGTTTATTCGTCAAGAGAAAAAGAAAAATAGAAATATGGGTGGAGTTGATCTTCAAAACGTATTTAAGGGAAGTGAGAAAGAATTATATCCAGAAATAGAAGAATATTATGTTTATACACCAAAACCTAATTACCCATCTGGATCATTAGGTGGAACAGCAAATACTAAAACTTCCGTCAAAATTGCGAAGGATTCCGTCACATATGTAACATCTGGTTTATTTGATCGTAATAAAGGAACTTGTTTATCATATTTACATAAAGCAATCAAGGCACTGAATCAACTAAGAATGATTGAGGATAGTCTTGTTATTTACAGATTATCAAGAGCACCAGAAAGAAGAATATTTTATATTGATGTTGGTAATCTTCCAAAGATAAAGGCAGAACAATATCTTCGTGATGTTATGAATCGTTATCGTAACAAGTTGGTATATAATGCTGATACTGGAGA